TGAACCAAACGTAACTGAGTTTATTGAAGAAGCATATGAAAGATGTGGAGCTGAACTTAGAACAGGATATGATCTAAAAACAGCAATACGTAGCGTAAATCTAATGCTTGCTGAATGGGCTAACAGAGGTCTTAATCAATGGACTATTGAACAAGCTACACAAACTGTTACAGAAGGCACCTCAAGCTATTCTTTAAATTCTAATGTCATAGATGTTTTAGACGTTGTTCTACGTAGAACAGTAAATCAAACACAAACAGATATAAGCATGAATCGTATCAGTAGAAGCGAATATATCAACATTCCTAATAAAACTACAAAAGCAAGACCATCACAATTCTTTTTTGATAAACTTAATACGCCAGCACTTCAAATATGGCCTGCACCTGAAAATAGTACAGATGTATTAGTGTTCAATAAGCTTGTGCGTATGGATGATGCTGATAAAGCTACTAATACTATGGATATGCCATTTAGATTTTATCCATGTTTTGTTGCTGGTTTAGCATATTATTTATCACAAAAAAAGAATCCACAACTTACACCTCAACTTAAATCTTTATATGAGGAAGAGTTTAGAAGAGCAGCTGACCAGGATGAAGATAGAGCTTCATTTAGGGTCAGACCAGATATAAGGATGAATTAGGATGGCATATGCACTAGGTAAATTTGCTAGAGCTTTATGTGATAGATGTGGTTTTGAATATAAATTAAACGAACTCAAAGAAGAGTGGAATGGCTTAAAAACCTGTCCAGAGTGTTATGAATCAAAACATCCTCAATTAGAACCACTTACGG